CTGCTCCTAGCCCGCCTAATGCTCTTGCGATATCCATTGCGCTATCCTTTAATTAAACAAAGTCTCTAAACGAGGGGGGCTGAACTGGGGAGTAGTTTTGTCCGCCCGCTAATTGAGATCCTAACGCAGCAGAATCAAGCGCATTACCAATCCCTTGAGCATAATTAGGATTAACGAAAGGTGTAAAAGGAACCCCTGCCTGCGCGTTGCCTCTGCCCATTTCTGACTGGGCCAACATCTCAGCAAACCTTGTCTGCGCAGCAGCCTCATCAATAAACCCGCCATCGACCATTTCAATCAGCATGTTGCGCTGTGCATTAATAATGTTTCGTGTATTCGTTGCCTCATTTTCATACGAGGTCGCTATATTATTAGCTGTATTGGTTTCACCTGTCGCAATGTTATTGCCTGCATTGGTTCTGCCTGTTGCCAAGTTAACGCCTAAGTTATTGTTGAGATTTGATACAAGATTAGCGCCATTAGCGTTGTTCTGGAACAGAGCATTACCAAGACCCGAAGAAACTCCAAGAGCCTGACCCCCAAGTGCGGACGCTAGGTTAGCCCTATTCATCCCCGCATTAGTAATCCCAGCCATACGATTTTGGCCGCCAGTAATATCAATATTGGCCTGGTTATTTGATAAGTTAGTATTGGCATTAAGCAAATTACCCCCCAAGTTCGATGCAATGTTTGCTCTGTTAATTCCTGCGTTCGCAAGGGCTTGCATTTCCGTTTGCCCTGCGGAAATATTCATGTTGGCAAGGTTTGCGCCTAAGCCCGTATTGGTGTTTAGCTCTTGAGTGCCAAGCGCCGACTCAATGTTTGCTAAATTTATCCCTCGGTTGTTAATGCTCTGCGAGAGAGATTGGCCTGTACTCATGCTGTTATTGGCAAGGTTTGCGCCAAGATTGGTATTAGCATTTAACTGCTGATTGCCCAGATTGCTTGCGATATTAGAAAGGTTAGAACCTCTATTCTCATAAGACTGTTGCCCCGCCTGCCCTCTAGTCGCTGCCAAGTTTGCTAAGTTAGACCCTCCAGCCGTTGCTGTCCCTGCCGCGCTTCCTGTCGCTGACAGACCCTGCCCTGATAGCATTCCAAGGTTGTTTATTTGCTGCTGAAGCCCTTGAGAAGCCAACCCCTGCCCAAACCTTTGCAATTCCTTCTGAACATTTCCTCCTCCAAGGCCACCTGTCGCCCCTGCCCCTGCGAGGTTTGCCCTCATTCCCTGCTCGCGCAAGAAAGCCATCTGAGGGGACTCGTTGTATGCCTGGTTAAAAGCCTCTTGTCCTAGCGCCCCAGAGAGAGCCTGTTGCATCCCTAAAGCATTTGCCCCTGCCTCTCGGTAAGGGTTGTACATTGCTTCGGCTCTGTCAAAAGACCCGGAGATATCTTGGCGAGCCTGGTCGACCCCTTGGTTAAGATACCCCATCCCTAGATCTGCGTTAGTGTTTATGTCGTCCCGAGCTACGTTTGATTGAGCCAGAGCCGCAGCTAAACCGTCTTGAGTTCCTTTGCTAAGGTCTCCTCTTGCCGCTACGTTTGCTTTTTTGATTGCATCATTGGCAAACACATTGGCAATGCCTATACTGTTTCTCGCGCTAGTTGCTCTAGCCTGTGCAGCAAGCAATCCCTTTGCATAGCTATCATTAAGATTGCCCGCAGCCGCGACATTAGCCGCTTGCGCTGCCTCCACCCCCGCAGAGGTGCTGTCTTTTATATCTTTTCTTGCAACGTCAGATTGAGTATTAGCATCTAAAACCCCTGAGTCGTATCCGGCTTGCAGCCTTCCCTGAGCTGATAATTGAGCGGAGTCAAGACCCTCAAGCCCTAGCTTAGTGCTGTCTGTAATCTGATTTTGGGCGAGTGTGTTTTGAGCCGTTGCAGTGACAAGCCCCTTATCATATTGATCGGACAGCATTTGAGAGTTTTGAGTGTTAGATGCATTTAGTGCATTGATTGCTGCGGCTACTCCACTGGTAAGAGCCTCTTCCGATCCTGACAAGCCTGTTTGTGGGTCAGGGTCAGCAGTGGGGGTCTCAAATTGCGTCGTTAAATCCGCGCCAGAAGAAGCTGTGGCCCCTGCTTCCGCAATTCCTTCTGGGGAGTTAATGTTCACTCCATTTCTAGCGTTAATCATTTGTCCCTGCGTGTAGTTGTAGCCTACTGTAAATATGTCTTCAACATATTGAGGGGGGACAGAGTAGAAATTAGCAACATCTTGAATGTTTGCAACACCTGCTGACACTAGCTTGTTCATTGCGTCGGCATCTTCCATCGAGCCAGTTTTTTCTGTAAACCCAGACGGGTCTCTTCCTGTAAGGCTTTGGATTATTATATTAGGGTCTACCGAAAAGTGTGAGGAAACATCTCTAATTGATATCTCCCCGGCATTTAATAAAGCCGTAACCCCTTCTACCGCCTCAGCGGTAAAGCTCTGACCCGCTTCGGGAACTGGAAACGCTTTTAGTTTAGCTAGGGACATTGCGACCTCCTAATGGTGATCTTTGTGAGGCTGTAAAAATGTTTTGAACTTGTTGGACGTTAAACGGTTGACTTTGAGCGCCGTTAGACTGAGGCAAGCTCCTTGCTGGACCGCCTAAAGCTGGCCGAAGCCCAGCGTCTATCTCTTGCCTGCCAAAATTATCATAGTGAGACTTAGCAAACCCCTCCATTGTATTAAACTGAGGATCGCCCCCTTCAATTAAGGCTTGTTTGTTCATTTCATAATCTTGGGCTATGTCTGGGTTTTGAGCTAGATATGATTGCGCGTCGAATGATGTCCACTCAGACACCCCGGAATCCGCATAAGTAGGCTCGGCCATAGGAGAAAAGCTCACTGGCTCTGGGTTAGTCAACCCAGTTAGCCCGCTAAACCTGTCAGTAAGCTGTTGATTCTGCAAAGCGTCAAAGTTTACATCTTTACCAAGGATCGCATTTCTGCTGTTCTCTCTTCCTGCCAGCAGTGCTTGCCGAGCCATGTAGCTTCCTTCTCGCATTGTCTCCATACCGGGAAGAAAAGTCTGGCCTGCCAGTAATAGGTTTCTATTCATCCCCTCTTGTCGTGCGCCTTGTGCGTTATTGTATCCAGGGGTTAAGGCTTCTATGCCTCTATCGTATGAAGAATTAAGCACACCCAAGGTATCTTGACGGTTCTCTTCTTGGAGTTTGGCTTGTTTCTTTCTGGCGTTATAGTCCAAGCCAGAACCAATAAGACTAGCCCCACCTCCGAGAATTGCCGCTGTTATTGGGTCCATGTCGAAATCCTTTGATTAGTTAAACGGCTACCCAGCCCTTTAAGATATCCCCAGTAATTGATGGAGACATCTTCCTGTATTCTATAGATCCAGTAGATCCATTTTTGTCAATGTAGAGGCTGTACTGTCTAGCACCAATAACCCCTTCAGGACTGCCCGCCCCAATTATAGGGATGCTTAAACTTGCATCCTGTGTGAATTGTCTGAAAGGTGATGCCATCGTCCCATCTGATTCAACTATTGGCTGCGCTACATTAAGCAATGGGCCAGTCATTTATCACCCCCAACAATGTTAGCAGTAAGCCCAATAATAACAGGCTTTACCGCGTCAGTTAGAGTGAATCTAAATATCTCAAATCGAGAGGCTCTTCCGTTGCGTCTCCAGATTGCTCTGCGAGAATACTCGCCTATCTTGCCAATGCTTCTGGATATTGGACCGCTCCATGTCTTGCCGTCTTTACTTCTTTCTAATGTAATATGAGGGTCTAGTACAGCATCATTGCCAACCCCTGACTCAACAGTAAGCTCTAAGCTAGGAAAGAAAACGGCCTGCATGTTGTTTTGAAAAGGCTGAGTTGCAATTCTTCGGATAATTTCGCTACCGTATTCGGTATAAACGTCAGGGTCTAATCTTCCTATCCTGCCGTCTACTATGTCTCCGCAAAGGATTTGATTGTATGCCTTGACTATAGAGGCCACTCTAAACGCTCCTAGCGAACTTCCAATGACAGACTTACGTTCATGCCATCTCTGAGATGCTGTGTCGTAGACGAGCGTTGTGGACGGCAGGCTGAAGCCTATGAAGTATGCCCCTTTGCTTGCGTAAACCCAGCCGTAAATAGCTTTGACTTGGGACTCTGTTAAACCTGATAAGATTGCGTCTATTGCTGTCGTTGATAGCTTTACCGTTGAATTGCCACTTAGACCCCAAATAGCAGTCGACTCGTTCTGACCACCGCCGACCCACATAAAAGTATCTTGTGTATTAATTAGGGAGTACGGAGCAAAGCATCCTTTCTGTAGGAACAATCCAGTTCTTTGAAACGGGAAATCAGCTCCCCCAATGTTTTGAAATGCCTCAAACGTCTCGCTGCCGCCTATGAATACTTGGTTCTTATAAACTACAGGCGCCACAATATCATCTGGATCAGATTCTGCGGTTCCAAAGTCTAGCGCGTTATATTCCATCCCGTTGTTAATAGAGCTGACAATAAACTTTTTTGAGTCTGTTGTTACTAAAAAAT